GTACAGACGAATTTTTATCATACACCTTAATAGGATCGCTATGATAATGATATATTCCATCTTCTTGAGGATGTCCACTGCCGTCATCAATACCTAATTCCTCATGACTTTCAACTGCATTAATTGTATATGTTGTTCCGTTTAATGTTTCTGTTTCAGCCGCCTTAGCATTAAAGATTGCAACACCATTAACCGCAACAGCAACTGGTCCTAATGGTAGTTCTGTTTTAGTTGTTGGTACAGCAGGGAATCTTGGTATTTGGAAAACAAAGTTTTGCTTTTCAACATTTGTTTGTACAAATGAATGATCTGGAATACCTGTACTATCTACGTAGAAATACAAGTTGTCATAGTCTGTTGTTACTAACTCTCTAAAAGGAGTTGTTTGAACAATGCTAGGTTTATTTTCTCTACCACCACTAATAACAATAATAGGTGCTTCTGTATATCCTGCACCTGGATCACTTATTTCAATCCTTGCTACATTATATTTGTAATTGTCAAACCAGTTTACATAAGGTTGTGATGTAACAAGATCGCTCTTCTCATTAATAACATTCCAAGTTCCAGTTTCTTTATCAAAGAAACTAGGTAAGTCAAAGTCTGTTGTTCCAATAGGATTGTTTTCTAAATTATCATATCCTATAACATATTCTCTCAATGTGCTTGAATACGGTTTAACTTCATCAATATAGTCTTGTAAGAAACTTGGATCTTGAATATTATAATTAATTTTTCTACTGAATCCTCCAAGATTATTTTTAATATCAATTAAACTAGTTTTAAATGCCCAGTCAATAAATGATTGCTCTGAAATAGCATAACGTAATCCAATAAAGAACATTTCATTCCATGCAAATTTAAGATCATCAACAAAAATATTCTTGTTTAGTACGTTAAGAATTAATCTAGTTTCTTCGTTTGGTTGCTCATCAAATAAGTTTTGATCAAATGTTTCTTCACCTGCAAATCCAAAACTTAAACCTGAATAGTCAAATAAATTGTTATTAAATTTAATTGTACTATTTGATTTAAACATGATATCATAATCGTTGTTCCATGTTCCGTTAGATTCAACACGTTGTAAAATAACTTTATTACCATCACCTGCGTTATCAATCTGTACCAAGTCGCCAACAACAGGACTAATTGTATCTAGTTTATATGGTGCAGAAATCTTAAAGTTTATAATGCTGTCAACGTTAAATCCGTCAACAATGTAATCTGCATAATCCCAGAATCTAGTCAAGTCAAATGTTTGAGTATTTGTTCTTACCCATTCACCAACAGCATCTCTCCATTCGTACATTGTCCAGTAGTTTCCTGCTGTTGAATCAGAATTTACTAACGCTTTAAATGGACGCATATGAATATTTCCAAATGTGTAATTGCGTCCTTCTCTTAAAACTTCAATGCTAGTTACTCTACCATCACTATCAATTGTTGATCGAAGTTTGGCTCCTGTACCTTCTGCAGAAACTTCTACTTGCGGTGCTATTGTATAACCATAACCCGAATTAGTAATTGTAACCGATTTAATTCTACCATTAACAATATTTGCTTTTGCTGTTGCCTGTACTAGGTCTTGTGTTTTTAAGTTTTGTAAATCTTCAACTTCATCAATTTTAACATCGTATTTTCCAGATGCGTCGTTTGGTTGAGGATCACTTACAAACAATCCACTAATGTCTTTTTGATCAACAATTCTATGTTTAGCCATTAAGTCGTTTGTGTATTTCATTAAAGCCTTGACTGCCTTTAATCTATTAACAAACATACTCTGTCTTGGTCTTGTAGAAATACCATATTTCTTTTGTGGCGGTAAGTTAGGATCAGGTACAGCATTACCCTGATCATCAAACCCTACTAAACTATCAAAGAACTTATTAACAATCGATGGGTAATCAATCTTGTCTTTTTGTTTTTCACCAACCAACAACCATTCATTGTGTTCTGGAATGTCTGTTTTAATTTCTCTATATTGTACAGACAAACTTACATTATTATCACTTAACGTTGTTTTGATATTGCTAAGACTGAAACTTTCTTTTGAAAGTAATTGTAAAGTCTTAAGTCCGTATGCTTGAGGACTAGCAATAATTGTTGCTATTTCTCTTGCAGGTAAATGTCTATTATAGTTTCCTTCAGGAATAATAACACTATTTCTTACCCAATAGTAGTATCTGTTAACAAAATTACCTGTTGATGGATTGTAAACTCTTTTTAACACATAGGTATTGTCGTCATATTTTGTGTTTCCACTAAAGCCAGATGTAACACCCTCATTGGTGTCGGCAATAGCATTCCACTCACTTGGTAATAAATCTGTTTCTACCCATTCGTAGATATCAATTTGAGAACCAGGAAACACTCCGCCCCAGTTATTCAATCGATATTCGATATCACCTTGCTCATACCATAAAAATTTTACAGAACTTAAATCCCACCATAACTCACCAACATGAGGATCAGTCCAGTGTGTTAGTCTATCAACATTAACATCTGTTCTATCGGATGCTGTATATGTTGCAGGATCCTTTTCGCTTTTAAAAGTAATTTCACCTTCAACCAAGTAAGGTAACTTGCCCTTAATTGGATCAATAGTTTCTAAGAAATCGACAACTTTTAATTTATCGGTTCTATACGTAAATGTTTTTCCAATGCTGTATGGATCTGTTAAATCATCCTGTTGTCTTAATGTGTTCCATCCTGCTGTTGCTTGTTTTTGATATACAAACAATGATCCGGTATAATTTCCTTGAACAGGATCAGCGCCTGGTGCACCTATATAAATGCTTGTTTCACTATAAGCAAGTCCCATACCAAATTCATCATTTGGACCAGCGTTGCTGTTATTGAGTTTTTGTCCATAAACAAAGTAGTCACCTAATTTTGTATAAGTGTACGCTGTTCCAGAACCTTCAACCTTGTCAACAATAGCAGTAGATCCTGCATCAAATGTTGTTGCTACATCTTTTTCACCACTGGCTGGGTCATTAACATATATCGTTCCAAATCTTGTAAAAGAATCATCATACGCTTCTTTGTATTTGTCTACCGTTGTTGTAATTACATTTTTACCGCTTGCCGCACCAATTACAACAGATGTTCCTGTTGGATTTACAGCAAGTGTCGATCCGAAACTTTCACCACCAGTTGCTTTTGGACTGGTTAATTTTTGTACGAAAGAGTACATATCTTTTGTACTTTCGTCTGACGTATTTTCAAATATATAAACTTCGCCCTGGTTGGTTTCTGTGTCATCACCATATGGTGCACCAATTACTAGTGTTTCACCTTTTTTGCTAATTGCTAATGAGGTTCCTAATCTATCACCTGTTGCTAATTCACTTATTGTGCTTGTGTTAATTGTTTGTACTAGATCGTATTCATTTCCAACAAGTCTATAAACATAAACTGCCCCTGTATTAAGTTCTCCTCCGTTGTCTTTACCTGGTGCACTTATAACAAGTATTTCTTGATCGTCTGTCATTACCATTGAATAACCAAATTGATCATCTGCATTTAATGTTTCTGGATTTTGAATTGTTGGGAATTGTGCCACCTGCCAGTCTAGTGTGCTTCCGTCAGTTGCTGTTCCTAAAGTATAAGAATAAACTTTACCTGCATTGGTGTTTGCTCCAGGAGCACCGACATGCATTTTGGTTGCACCAATAGCAACCGAGAACCCAAACGCTTCGTTGTTTGCTGGTGATTGCGAAGCAATCACATATTCTGTTTCGTATAAATTACTAACCGAGTCGTATTTGCTAACTTTAACAATACCTTGATTACTAAATGCTGACGGTGTTGAAGCAATGTCGGCATAAATGAATCCTGGTCTAGTAACATCTGTTGTTTGTTTTACATTTGATGCATATGGTGCACCAGCGATTATTCTATTGCCATCGGATGTTACGTCAATACTAAATCCAAACTTAGGACTTGTTCCTGCAACTAGATCATCACTTGGGTTATCACTAATTGTATAACCTTGATTTTGCTCTAGCGTAGCAATCGATGTATTTGTTTTTCTACGTAGAATGTTTACAGAACCTTCATCACCAAAGTCAGGTGCACCAACAATAATTGTTCTACCTTGGTTAGCATACTTAATTACTTGTCCATAACGAATTCTATCAGCCGTTGCTGGTGCTCCGTATTCATTTTCAACAAATGCTTTTGTTTTTTCGTAAACTATCCATTTGCCTGTTGTGTCATTATCGGCCCAAATTTTCGAACCTTCTACAAATTCACTAACGTTTCTAACATTATTAATGTCATTTGAATTAGAAACCCTTGCATTTATAAATTCAATGATAGCACCTGTTGCACTATCGTCTGCCAGGTTAACACTTAATAAATCCGTTGCTATTGTGAACGAAGTTAAATCGCGGATTTCTGTTACAACATGAACGCCGTTGATTTGAGGATCAAAGTCTTTAATAGATATTGTAGTTCCTTCAACCAACCCGTGTGGAATATTTGTGTGTAATACCATGCTTCCATTATCAATCGAAACAGGATTATCTTCTGTATTAATTAAACGTGCATCACTAACAATTAATCTATAAATTGCCCATGTATCATTGTCGTCTTTTGCTACCCAAATTGTATCGCCTTTTGATAGAGTTGGGACAACACTATTAGTTTGTAACTCATTTTTATTAAACAATGTCATATTAACATCGTCTAATCTTGCATATCCTGCATAAGGAAGTTTTAATACAGATGTTAAAGAAACTCCGTCTTCGTTAAAATTGTAAACCGGCCATGGTGTGCTAACATAGTTAGATGGCTTAACGGTTAACTCTCTTGGTAATACTTGAATAACATTACTTGAAGTATCTGCTGTTCTTTTTGTGTTAACAAATTCATATGGTTGTGGATTTTCAACATTCAATCTTTCGTTAAGCGGTAATTCTAATTCTTTAATTGTAGAATTACTTCCTAAACTACCAATTCTAAATGCCCAAATTTCATCTACTTCAACGTCAGTTGATACTCCGTCAATTTCTAAACGCTGTATTTTATCTATAGCATTCTTTGTGCCTTTTTCTTTAATGTATCCTTGATAAAATTTATATTGTGCAATATCGTCAACAACTAGATTATCTAAGTAACTGCGTTTTTGATACCCAATTAAATGTTGTGCTAATTCAGTTGCTTCTGTATCAAAATTTTCGCTTTCTAAAGAATAAAAGTCTTCGTAACTATATGCTTTGTAATCTAGGTTAGGTAGTAATTCTGCTACAGGCTTGTCTCCGATAAAAACCCAGTCCTCATAGATAAATGCTGATTGTCCAGGTAAAAACTTAGAAGCACTATAAAACTTACTTTTAAATCTTACAACGTCTCCGATGTTATAATCCCATCCTGGTTTCCAATCTTGTATCACTGCTTCATCGAATACAAATCCAGGTGTTACAAAGTCACCGTTCCAGTCACTTGTTTTAAATCCTACAAGTTTAATACGCTTTTGTCTGTATCCTGCTTCTTGATCATATAACACATCACCAAAAGAACTTCTGTCATCAAATACGATAACGTGTTCATGTTGTACAAGATTAAGAACAGCAAAATAAATTCCTCTTGCTGTGTCTTTAGGACTTAGATAAAATTTTCCTTTGGATCTAATTGTTGAAATACTATCCTTAGGCATCGGATTACCGTTTGCAGTAAGAATACTATATTCATAAAAACTATTCAATACATTGTCGACCTGACCAGTTGTGTAATTAAATTCAATTTGTTCAGCAAAAGGCGATAACGAAATAATTGTTCCTTCGGCCCATTTTTGTGTTACCCAGAATAAAAATTCTTTTCCGCTTAGATCCCAATTTTGCATTTGTAGGCTTTCTTTTTGATAATTGTCAAAAACAAAACCTAAACTTTCTAAATATTTTCCGTATCCAATAATAACGTCATAGACTTCTTGTATTCTTGTAAATTTTGTACCATATTGTACTTCAGTAATTCTATCACTAAATTTAGTTGCTTTGGTAACTTCTGCTCCGCCGCTTGTTGGAACTTCTGGTACAGAAGCAAATTTAGAAGAATCAAATGTTGATGTGCTAGTATGATTTTCTTTTACTCTATAATACTGATCTAAAAACTCAACAATTTGTCCTACACCATAAAATTTTTCTTCATCCCATTGAACGGTTTTAGCCTGTTCTCCGCCAACATTAATTGCTGGATCATTTTTACTAAAGATAGGTTGAAAGATATTAAAGTAAGGTCTTAATTTATCATACCCTCGAAGAATAAATCCGTCGGTTGCTTTTTCAACAATTATACCACTGATCCTTGCACTTTCTACCGGATTAGATTTTCTTAAAACAAGTGTATAGTTTTCTTCTGGAAGAAAAATACTATTGTCAGCACGATTTGGATTTGAACTTTCCGCTAACACCCTTAAACGTTTTTTGTTTGCGAAACCGCCCAACTTATATGCTAGATTCATTGAAGTATTTGTAATTTGACTATAATACTCGTCATTTACATCTTTTCCTAAACCTTTTAGGAAATCTGTTATCATTATATGATAACCTGTGCCTTTAAATCTAACATTATTATAGTATAACCCGTCAACTTTTACTTCAGGGAAACTTAATATTTTTCCACTATCTTTATAAATCAAGTTACCACTTGCTGTAATTACATTCTGATTTGTGTCAAATAATGAGCCAAAATACTTTGCTGGTCTCATTAATGCCATTGCAATTTGTAATGCAAAAGGATACCAACTAGATTTTCTCCACGCTGTTTCAGCAGGGCCTTGATCTCCATATTTCCAAGGATTGGTAACATTAACAATGCTAAATCCTTTTAGTATGTTAACCCTTGATGGGTCAATTAAATCACCGTACTCGTCAACTGGAATATTTTTGCTTAATCCAGGTCTTGCATAAGTTTCGTCGATGTATGTTCCTGCAGGATCTTTAATTCTACCTGCTTCGATATCGTCCCATAAAATTTTGTTACCATTTGTATATGGTGCTTTACCATAAACATCGTCCCACCAAGTAGGCTTTAATGTCATACCTAACATTTCCCATGGATGCGTATGTGGACGATCGGTGTCAAAATAATGTTTATAAATTCCTCTCCAAAATCCTGGAACAGGTTTATTATCTAAATTTACAACCGTATTGTAATTGTAACTAAACGGTTTTTCTAAATCTGTTGTGGTATTTGTTTCAGCATCAATATTAAAAATTGATTTCCACTGACCAAAATCGTTTCTCAAAACAGAATTAAATTCTGCTGATGTGTAACGTGTTTTTCTATATTGTCCTGGTATCTCGTCGAAAATATCTAAAACATTTTTATTATAATCAACTTTAATATTATTGTAGACACGCTTTTCAAATTCTAATAGTAATGCATCACGCTCGTCACCGTATGTTTTTATTAGTGATCCGTCATGACCTTGTAACATTTCTTGTGGTGTTGCATAAGTGTTATCAACAAATATTTCTGGTTTGTACTTAGGATACAATCCTAACTTTGTAGGAGTGTTTGGAATTACATTACCTGTTGTATCGTAATCAGTAATTGTAACTTTGTCGCCTGTTTTTAAAGTTCTTTTAATTGATACGGTATTATCAATACCATCAAATGTATAATCATCGTGTGCAATTAACTGCTCATCATTTAGATAAACGTAAATCGATCTATCACTAATTGTATCTAATTTGTATGCACTATCAATACCAAACACATTCTGTGTTGCTGTGTTTACGGTATAATTTCTAACAGAAACCTTTTTACCATATCCAGCCATATCACTATAAAAGTAACTGCTGTTTGGTTTTTTATCAACCCCTAGTGCATATAAAATATTATCGACATCAACTTTTACATCGCCTGTTAATGCTGTTTCGTTTACTTTTTCTAAAAACTTGTCTTTAAAGAAAGAATAATCATTGGCGTTTTTTCTAATAGCATTTATAAAATTAACACTTTCAAGATTTAGTCCTACTAATGCTGAAAGTAACGATCCTTTATGCTTGACATATCGTAGACCGTCTCTATAGATATCATTTAAGTCTCTAGAATTATTAATACCATTTACATTACCAACTAGAGCAGAATTGTTTAAAAATATTGTTCTAAAATGATCTGTTACACTACCAAGAGTAAATGTTTTTAAATCATTGTTTTCTGCATTGTTTGTTAAGTTAATTGGAGGCTCGTAGAAGCCTTGATCATTTGGTAATTGATCAGTTTTAATTTTTAATGTAACTTTAGAATTTGCAGGAATAGCATTTATAAATGCTAGATTATAAACACCTCTAATAGTATCAATTTCTTTTGTAAAATCTGTTACTTCTTTTAAAATCTTTCCCGAATATTCAACAACAATATCTAAATTATATTTCCAAGGTGTGTCAATACAAGTAACTGAAAGTGTTTTGGTTTCTTCAGTAACATTCAATATTTGTTGAATTCTCTGTTCGGTAGTTTTACCTTTAACAATCTGCCAACCGCTAACAAACAACGAAGTTCCGTCCTCGTTATTAATTTTTGCTAGACCGCTTGCAGTATCTACGTTATATTTTATTTCATTTGAAATGTAATTAAAAAGAGAATCGTCCCAATCAAAGTTAAATGTAATATCGCCAACGTTATTAATATTCTGATAAGAAATAGGAAACCCTAATGCACTATCGTTGGTTCCGGTTCCTTTTTTATAACTTGCAATAGCGTTACCAATAAATGTTGTAGAAGGATATGCTGTTTCATCGGAAAATGCAACACCGGTTGAATTGTACAATTCAAAAAGCGGAGATTGATTTAATGATGTTTTTTGTTGTCCTTTAATCCACTGAGTTCCGTTAAAATACCAACTAGAACCTTTATTATTTTTTCCGTCTTTTACAACAATACCTTGACCATTCGTAGGAGTTGTTCTTTCGATTAAATGAATTCTTTCTACGCCGTCATACTTTACTAGATCCACTTCGAAAATTTTACCTTTTACGGTAATGTCCGGATCAGCATTAAATGATACTAGCATTCCTTTTCTAATTAACACTTCGTCAATATGATAACCAATTGCACCTTCGACATTGCTAAATGCATCTTTGGTGTTTGTATCAATTAGATCGATATTTTGTAAACCAGTTGTAGCAAAATTATGTAATTGTAAATTTGCTTTAAATTCTAAGATTGGTCTAATTGCTCTATAGTTTTCATCAAGCACAGGTGTTGCACGATTGTATTCTGCTGTTTTTTCGATTACATCTTTATGCACCCATCTATTGTATCTAGACCATGGATTTTTATCAATTGCCGCTCTATTGATTGTAACATATTCCGGAGTTAACGGACTATTTTCTGTATCATCATACGGAGTATCATCAAATGGATCAACGTCAAATTCATAGTCCTGATTTTGAGAATAAGACTCAGGTGTTGTTAATTGGCTTTCGTCAATTAATTTTATCGATGACCCAACTCCCTCGACATAAAAGTTTTTATTTTTATATTTTGATGGAAGAACTTCGCCAATAAATTGAACACGCATTCCGTTAGTAAATTCAACATTGTTTTTACTTTTAAAAGTTGGCTTACCAATAATTTCTTCATCAACATTAATTTTAAAATCATCTTGAGCATTTCTTACTTCAAAATACCCTTGCATGTTCTGATGATATTGACATGCATAAAAAATTCTATCAGGTGCATCAATTGGCACCGTAATTTCAACAATACCAACATCTGTTCCGTTATTAGTAACGCCTGTATTATAACGATCACCAATTCCTGTTGTTAATGCTGTTTTAAGATTAAACGGATGTCCTTGGGCGTCGATTTCAAATTTATATGTTGCACCTCTGTATAAAGTTATAGTTGGATTTTTTGAAAATCCGTTTGGTGTAAACACATAAGCGTTTTGTCCATCATTAGTAACTTTATAAGTACTGACCGATCCGCCAGCGTCACCTGATACAAGAACAGGAGATGGTCCTTCTGGCATCCAATAATATTGTCTGTAGTTTACAAACTTGTCAAAATCAAATAACGGGTTCCATGCATAATATTCTGATTCAAATAGTCTATCATGATTTTTTGTATTTCCGTTAAAAAATTTAACTTGATTAACTAGGTCATCGTATGTTGCTACCCATTTAAAAACATCTTCTTTAGGTTCTTTGATTATTGCTGACGGTAGGAAGTTATATCTTCTTCTATTTGCTGTTGGCTCTGTAAGGTAGTTGTCGTTGGCTTTTGAATTTTCAGTATTTCTAGCACCAACAAAACCGTTAATTCTTTCAAGGGTGCCTGTTGATATTAAAGCGTCAAGGGTACTTCCAAGAAACTTTTTGTTTGCTTCCGTACGAAAGAACATAGGTAATAGATCAGCACTATTACGTAATTTGTCCTTGTTTTCTATATTTACAGGAGTACTTTCGTTCTCACTATATGCCATTTATAACACCCCGTTTAATAAGTTGTATCACTACTATTTGCCGTAGTTGACACTTGTATTTCACCAACACTATCAATTGCAGTTACAACATTGCCTGTTGCTTTTAAATTTGTTGCTGTAATTTGATCGATAATATCAATGTTATCAACGGTAGCGGTGCTAATGAAAACCTCATCTGCTTTGCTTGTAATCTGATACATTGATCCAAAACTTTGTGTATTCGATCTTGGAACAATAACAAAGTTAGCAACATCTGGTGTTGTTTCTTTTTGAATATACGTTGCTAATTCAGTAAAATAAAAACTATCACCAAAGTCCCAGTTTTCAATATCAAAGAAATCATTTATAGCAGTAATTACTTTACTTTTAATTTCATTATCGCTGATTGTTGATCTTTCATTTTTAACAATCTTAAATGTTGCTTGTAATGATGTATCAGCATCAGCACCAAATAATGGTCTATAGTTTACAGAATGATATATGACTTCATCTGATAAACTTTTCACAGGATCAAGCACAGGTGCAAGTTCTTGTTTAAGACTTTGAGAGGTTGGTGCTACTGGTAAAGTTCCAACACCGTTTACGTATGCTCTAAAATCGTCATCATATGTTTTAGTTAAAACGTACATATCAATAATGTTTGTCTTGCTCGGATCAATACGTCTATCATTTTGTGCATTATGAATGTATTGGAATTTAAGTTGATCTCTGCCAGGTCTAGCAAAATAACTTGTGTCTAAATCTAGCGTTCCTGTTGTTTTGTTGTAAACCTTAATAACGTCTTCTAAATCATTATAGAAATAAAACAACTGACCATTTGTGTACGGATCTAAGTCTGTTACATTAGCCTCTCTGTCAAAGATAATAAAGTTTTTAGTATCTACCTTTTGTGTTACTTGATATCCTTCGATTGTTGTTGTTTTAAAGAATACAAAGTTAGTTAGATAACCTCTATTATCTTCTGTAGAAGGTTTTACAATATTAATAAATGAATCTGGATCATCTATCATTCCGTCATCATCACCGTCATAAAAATTAACACGCACTCTGTTTGTTTCTTCAAAGCCGTCTGTATTTCTAATACTACCAACAATTTCCCATTGATAGTCTTTTTGTAATATTCCATCCAAAACAGGATCTTCATTAACTTTTAATACTTTGATCTGATCTTTAATTACTACACCTGTTTCACTATCAAACTTCTTAACACCTAGATCGACAAAAAATTGAATTAAATTTTCACTTTCAAATCTGTAATCTAGACCTCTATAAGTTACCGAATATGTTTCTCCGTCGGTTTCAAATAATACAAACCAACTTTTATCCGCTTTTGCTCCTGTTGTATCACCTTGACGTTCTAAACTAAAATCGTCTTTTGTGTTTAGGTTAGCATTAACAATAATTTTCCAAGTCTGTGTTTCTTGGTCATAACGAATACCAAATGTTTTATAGTTAAACACTAAATCAACTAATTGTGTTTCTAACTCAACTGGCAAGTTTGTAACAATAGGTGGTACTAATTCTTGTGGAATCGCAAGTGATGGAATATTTTCGCTTAATACAACAGGTCCTGTTCCGTCATCTAATGCACCTTTTCCGCTATTAGAACCGTCACCATTTACCTGAATAACCTTTGTCCAAATATAATCTGTTGTCTTTTTTGTTTTTGTATCAGTTAATGTTCCGTCTGGTAAGAAATACTTACCTGTTGGCGGAATAAACTTGATCATTGTATCTGGTTTGATATATTGGAAGTTGTTACTGGTAAAACTACCTACCGTAACCGGTGCGCCATTAATATTATTTCGGAAAAAGCCTGTGCTACCATTAGAAATAGTGGTTGCTAAAGTCCAATCAATATTAATATCACCTGTAATTACCCTTGGGAACTTATCCAAGTAAAATGCTTTTGTTGGTAAACTTTCAACAACCGGCTCAACTTGATTTCTAATTACTCCTAAAATATCATTTCTTGTTTGCCAAGTAAATGTAAAATCATTCTCGAAATAATTTTTATATAGAATGCCATCATCGGCAATTAAGTTTGTTGTTGAATACTTTCCTGTAGGATCTGTAATTTCAAATTGTCTTGAAATTCCAGAACTTGTTCTGTTAACTGATTTTACTTTAACAACGCTGTTACTTGCAGACAATGGAAACGCATTGTAATCTTCACCGGTAACCATTCTATTTTGTGTGTAGAATGCCTGTGGTGCATTTGTTCTAATGTCCTCTGTTGTTTCTCTTGTTGTTGCATTAGTAACCGTTGACTGCAAACCTAACTGAAGTGTTAGTGTATTACCTTGTCCTGTTTTACTAAAGTAAGGAATAGTTAAAATAATATTTTGCATGTCGGTTGGTCTAATAGTATAACTTAAACCATTTGTACTTCTAAAATAAACTCTAAAGTTTCCTTTAGGTAACTCTCCAAAATTACCATCTGCAAAATTTAAACTAATTTGATCGTCATTTCTAGTAATAACACTATAAATTGATCTTGTTTTTTTATTAATGCTGTTGTAAATTACATTGCTTCCGTAAACTGAATTTAAACTGGTCCATTCATTTACTAGATTATTATCTCTATCTCTTTCCCATAACCATACATCTGTTTGATTAACATTAGGAACATCGATATTAACAATTTCGTTTGGACTTGGATCTGTAATTGTAAAATTACTATTTTGCATTTCACCTTGAACAAACTTTAGAAAGAATCCTGTGTTAGGAGAACTATTTCCTCGCTTGTCGTTTTTGTAAAGCATTGATAAAGTTGACCCTGGAAATGGTGATTGCTCATACAATTTTCCATCTTCTAAATATGAACTAGTAATTTCAAAATTCATATTTCTTCCAGCAACCGTTTTGCTAAATTCGTATATCGGAACATCTAAATTTTGTGTGTTTAATTTGTATAGTTCTGTTGTAACGCCGTCGATAATATCTGATTGGTTTGGTTTTCCAAACACGGTAGTGCCGTTCATAGCACTATTCATTATCACGGTAAATTGTTCTAACCAATTTGTATTTGTGTCATCATTCCAAGAAATAATTCTGTTTCCGATGTTGTTTCCTAAACTATCCTGTAAACTTTCAGTAGTTTGTACTCCAACAACTTTTAATACACCAGAAGCAGATGTGTTACGTTTAGGATTGTACCCTACAAGTCTTGCAAGACGCAATACTGATGTACGTCTTTCTGCCAATTCAATAAAGTTCTCTCTAGCATTTAAGTCAAATCTGTATGATAAACTCTGGCCTAAGAATGCAATAAGATCAATTAGTGCTAGATACTCAGTTGATTCAATGTAGTCATTAAAATCTTCCGGATAATTCTTACGAAGATAGTTGATCATAGTCCTACGTAGTGTAGGGAAGTCATACGAAGCAAAATTTGCATCTGCAAATGCACGATAAACCTTGCTCCAATCTTGGTTCGCTAATAGCGAATTTTGTCTATTCTTACTGGCCATAATGTTATTTATTTGATCGATTAACCGCGTATATTATTTTTGTTAAAATGTTGCGTTATCTCTGTCAAACGTTAATCTCAACGCTTGACTAACGTCATACTCAACAAATGTTAACACGCAGGAAATCTGAATCCCATAATCCTTTTCTACTACTTCCATTGCATCCACGCGAACACGTGGGTCTTTTTCTATAATGTTGTTAATATCATTAACAATTTGCCCTCGAACGCTCTCTGTAAACGGTTCAAATAGCAAACTCCATATGATCGTGCCAACTTCCGGTTGATAAATCTTTTCACCTTTTTTAATGTGAAAATGATTGACTATGTCTTGTTTAATTAACTCTATGTCGTACAACTTATGGTTTCTGTTTCCGGAAATGGTGCTCATTCCTCGATAGATCTGAGACGTTCTTCCGGTGTTTCCTAGGTTAGTACTATTAGGTTTAATTGTAATGTCGTTATATCTTGCCATATTACTATTTACTATGCCTCTCTATCTGTTTCTGCTTTAGAACTTGTTATTTTTGTTTGATCCTCATGGAAATCATATGGTTCATGTGTCGGTATTCTTTTTATCATAGATGTAAACGTTCCAGCATTATAATAATTGTATTGTTCCCATTTTGCTTGATCGCTTTTTTCCGTGTGAGTATGCACCCCAAAATGTTTAACAAATCTACTTGCAGGTGGAGCCGCGTCATTGGATCCTATTGCTGTAAATGCTCCTGGTCCAGGAAGGTTTAAATGCACAGCATCCGGTCCGTCAACATAAACAATTTTATCTGTTTCAATATTAATATTTGCTCCTAGTGTTTCAATGTTTACATCATGCAATGTTGTTGATATGTTAATTTTTCCATTATCACACAGCAACTTGTGTTGAGGTCCTTGAAACTCTGTCCAGTATTCAGTATTGTCAGGTGTTGTAACTTCTAGTGTACTAGCAACCTGTGTTCTTTTATTTGCTTGATAAAACTTTAATTCGTTATTTTCGTTTAGATAGGTTACGGTATAGCCAGTAGAATAAATTTCATTTGGATCAAACGTTTCAGCAATAGTAGGAGCAGAATTTGCTTTTATGTTTATGCTTGTTCCTGCTGTTTGTCTAATACCTAATTGAGTGTGTAAATCAAAATTACCACTAGTAATTGTTGTATCAATTCTATTAGCAATATCGATATTATTTGTATTAATACTTAAATCATTTGTATCAATTCTTTGATTTAGTGATTTAATATCGCTATTACCTTTTACTTCTAATCTATGAGATCCGTTAACAAGTTGTCTAGCATGATTAGATTCTGTTTTTAAAATATTTTTTGCCCTGATGTTTACATTGCGTCTTGCTTCGAGATTAAAATCTCGATCAGCATAAAAGTTAAAATCTCCTCTGGTACGCATACTAATACTATCTTCACAGAATACGTCCATCTTGCCGTCACTTGTTAATTCTATCCAAGCAGTACCTTTTGCATTACCAATATAAATTAAATCGTTTGTATCGTGTAATAAAATTTGATGACCTGCTTGAGTTCTTAATCTAACTAAATTATTTGATCCGTCAATCGCACCGTCATCCATTGTAAGTGAATGTCCGCCTGGCTGAGTAACTTTTGTTTTAATTGCATTTGTTTTAGGGCCAACTAACTTTTCGTCACCTATGTATCTACCGGGAGTTTTAACACCAAATATTTGATTGACTGCATCACGCCTTTGTGAACTAGAAGTTAATCCTCTAATGTTGTCGACTAGCAGTCCTTGTTTTCTTAAAACGTCGGCCATCGGGTGTACAGGATGTCTAACTCTGTCCGGAGTTGTTTGTCCAATGTTTGCAGACTTAACAACGTTATCAACTGGTAATCCATATTCACCGTTTGCATAATATCTAGCAGTTTCATTATCTATTGCGATTTTTGTTGATGTAGCAGGCTCCGGAATACTATGGTTCAAAGTTTGTTCTTGGAATGCTCCCATCCACACACCTTGTTTAATGCTTTTGTTTAAAAACATTACCAACCCTTTGGTTCCTATTTGAGGTGCAGGGAAAATCATTCCGTGTGCTTGTTGTGTGTCTAGAAAACGCTGTGGATCCTGTCCGGCATTAATAAATTCCTTAACGCTGTAATAAGGATACAACATTCTTACAGAAATTCTGTTTTGAACTAATTCTCGTGTGTCATCTTCATTACCTTGTATTGTAACTTGTAAACTTCCGTGTTTAGTGTAATCAGCATTGCTTTCTACAACTGCTATATACGGACCTAGACCAATTTCCTGTGATAACTTTTCTGCCCTATCAGGATTCATTGGCATTCCGGATTTTTGTCTTTTATCGTATATTGGCATTATGCACTCCTAATAGGATTTCCTGATCCGTCTAACACATTACCCGATGATGATTTTACAAAGTTTCCATCAACTTTTAAAGCATCTTGTGTTAATAATGTTGATTGTTGTACCGGTGATATTCCACTTGCGTTTGCTTCAATTGCAGATTGTACAGAACCTGGAACAAAATTAGATAGTGCTGAAGCATTTCCTGAACTAACCGCTGACGCAATGGATTGTGCTTCAGCAACTGATGTCATTAATGAACCGCCGAATGCATTTGGACTGAATCCGATTGCGGCTGGTGCAATTTCTACAACAGATGTTGCTGATAATCCGTCAACTCCACTAGGATTGAACCTTTGAAATCTTTCTAGTTCTTCCTGCGTTCCAATCTTGACCTGTGGTGGTTTGTCTAATTTCTTAGTTTGCTCGTCTGGTGCTGGTCCTTGCGTTTCATCTACTTGATCTTCTGGCTTGCTAACCACTTTAGGTCTTGGAACCATGTAATCTTCCTCTTGATTAGGTCGTCTAGCACAAATTAATGTTTGTGAAAATACACCTTGCGAAAAATTACTTTCAACTCTTAATAGTTTGTACAATCCACTATAAACGCTTTGGTTTAATTTCATTGTAAATTGTCCTGATTTGGCTTTAAGTTCGTCTGCTGTTGGATAATCAATTGCTGATGAAAAATTAAAAAGAATATCAACTTCTCTCGAAAAACTATTCATTTCGCCTGCATCTGTTTCCATTTCATCTGCACGTAATATGGCTCTATTTCCTATCCCACTTCCTACCAAATAAACAGGATCTCCGATAATTCCTATTTCTGCTTTTAAAAGCGCCTTTTCACCAGGGTTATTAAACAACGTTTCATTTAACATTCTTGCTGTTTGAGTGGCATTGTTAGGTGTTGATGTATTAGCCGTTGTTGAGTCTTTTTCTTGTACTGGTGCTGATTTTTTATTACCTACACGGTTTTGCATTGCGGCAGTAACAATAGCACTTGGTCTTTTGTAAACTTTCTTTTCTGTAATTGTAGACGTAGATGCTTCTGGATCATTTTTAGGTCTATATTGACCAGCCGCAAAAAACAGATTATTAAAATCTAAATTGAAATTCATTACATCGAGATTTTTTCCTGTAAAGATATAATTGTATTCTCTTACAGCAAATTTTCTTGCTTCGTCATATGAAAATACTTCTGTGTTACCAGGTAATTGACTATAATGAACATAGAAAGGTTGAACACAAAAATGTATTTCATATACTTCTCTATTATAATACGTGTCATAACCATATGGTATTGCATATTTTTCAATTCTATACCATTTAATAAATCCTGTTTTTGCAAACGTTTCAGCATCATCATCTACTACTGATGCATAATAACTATCTGTTATTATTGTGTGAATATTTTGTTCTAGGGTTGTTCCTTTTTTAAACTGCCAAGATTCTCTATCTTCGCCGTATGCTGTAAATTCTTTTTCAAAGATACTTGATTTTCTTTCCTCTAAAGTTTTTCCTTCGCCTTGGAGTGCATTTAATTCTTTTTTTAGAGTTTCAATTGTTTTTAATTGATTATAATATTTTGCTCGCAGTTCATTAAGTCTGTTTCCTACTTTTTCTGCGCCACCATCTATTTCTACTTCATCTGTTGCTTCATCCACTTCAGGATCAGCATCGTCAATAGGAACCCTATTCCAGTTATCAAAATCAAATGTTGATTTTGCTTGGCCAACTAGATTAGGAAATACAAAACCATTTTCACCTTTGCTTGTTTCATCAAAAAATTGTTTTAATTCTGCGTCCCCGGGTTTATAATATATTTGAATTTCTCTAATTAAATCCTTACGCAATTCTTCTGCTTCACGTGTTGCATCTTGAACTTCTTTTGATTTGTCGTTTAGGCTTTTAACCTTAGCCTCGATATCCTTGTTTGATCTGTCAACTTCCTCGTCCAGACGTTTTACAGCATAGAAACCTGAGAAAGTTTTTGTACCGCCCTGCATTTCTGCTTCAGCAAACGGATTTGAAAATGTAGCATCTTGTCTAAATGTTTCGACAAAGTTTTTTTGTTCTTGATCTGCTAGTGTAAACGATGCTTGTTCTTGCCAAATCTTAGTATTAAAATACTTAAAATTTAAAGCCGAACCACTGCCGGGTGCACCAGTGTTGTTTACCACACCTTCTGCTACACTATCTCCGCCCGCTTTACTATAATTTCTCGGAAACCATACAGCATATCTGTGAGGCAGGAAAGGTGCTACTTCGAGCGATTTGGTGCTTGATGCTGTCTTAAATTCTGCAGACTTTGTAGTCTTAGCAACCACTTCGTTGATTTGTTTTTCCGATCCTGCTTTTGTTTTTTTCTCCAACATCTGTTCCATCTCAATTGTGTTCATTCTATCAAACAAATGATAAAGAACACTACCAACGGTTGGATTGTTTTGTTTTGGAGAATCGATATTGGAAGAAAGAGTTATTGCTCCAGGATTTCCTGCTTGAAAATTCAAAGCCGTAAAATTCACATCGTATGTAGCACCGGCTTCTGTTACCTTCATTGAACTTCCCCTAATTACAATAGGAAAATGTCTTCTTGTCTTAGGAATCGCTGATGTTATTAGGGTTGCTTGTCTATCGGCATTAACTATTTTGTGTCCAACAAAATCTATTGTTAAAAGAAACGGTGCTCCAATATAATCTTGATGACCTGCAAATCTCGAAGCATTATATAACTCTTCGTAAAATCCAGCCACGCTATATGGTTCGGTTACCTTAAAAGATCCCGATGTTGCATTACCGCCCCCCATTGCATCACTTAATCCAACAGCACATGCTATATTAACATCGTCGATAAACAAGTCTCTGCCTTTTGCTTCTCCTTGTTTCCAAAGTCCGGAACCTTGTCCAGAGGCAACTTCGTCTAATGCTTGGGTACGTTCTTCGAGATCTAAGGATAATGTGTCGTTAAATGCTTGTACGTTTGCGTCACTATTACCTATTTTTCTTTTGTATCCACCGCTTCGTAAAACAATGTAAAACTCGTTTGTTTCTTGACCTCTATTGTTATTAAAAATCCTATCAAAGTTTGAAGCCAATTCAGTATCTTTACATTGGTCCATAGTAAGACTGGTTAGTGTAAAAATATAATTGTAAGAATTCCAATCATGCAGAACATTATATCCTCTTTTAGGATCTAACAAAGGTGGTGGCGTTGGTTTAGCAGTATCAAACGATCCGCCTAATGTAGGTTCACCAACCTCAATTGTAATTTGAGTACCGGGCTCTGCTCCTAACAAAACGCCTATTTCGTCGCCACGTTCTGCTAAATCAGCGTCAACCTCGGCCTGTACTTTTTTTCTAACAAGACTTGTAAATTTTTGTTCTTCTGTTAGATCTGGTTCTGTTGTAATATTTTTGACTCGTTTAGCGTCAACGGTTCGCATACTAACCTCCTACAACACTTTTGATAACATCCAACGTAGGAACCTTAATTGTTACTCCAGCAACAAAATCAAAAATAGGATCTTCTAAAACTTCTGGGTTTCTAGATTTAAACACCCACCATAAATTAGGATCGTTATACAGGTCGCTGGCAAATAGATCTGGTCTGTAATTGTATTGAGGTTTAATTACATACAATACATCGGATGCTATTTGAGGAATTGATCTATATGTTAATAGTTGTAAACCATTTTGATCTATTTGGGTTTCACCGTATAAACTAGTTTTAGCGTACATATTTTATATCATGCCTTTATCTTTAAAATTTCCGTTAGCAAATTTGAATATATCAAATGATGCTTGATCTGTTCTTGAGAATGCTGGTAAACATTCAACCGTAATATCTGTTCTTGTAGGAATAGATGTCTTTGAACCTCCTGATGTTGGTAAGTCAATATAATCAACATCATCATTCATTGTAAAAAAGAAACTTGATATAACCACCGGCATCATGTTAAACATATAATCTCCGTATCCGTCTAACATAACCACGGGCGGAGGTGCACCGGCATATTCAGATGAACCGAAGTGCATTTTAGTTATTGTTCTAAGTGCATGGACCGTTGCTAAAACGAATTCTGCCTCTCCTCTGTCCTGTGCTGTAAATGTTCCCACAATTGAGATAGCATCCAGATTAGAATTTTGATAAGATTGGAACGCATAATTACTATGTGTTGGTTGAACTGCGTTGTAACTTGCTCGCGATTGTAAAACTATTTGAGGAGTATATGGAAACACTATTCCACCTGTTGCTTTCAGTGGGGCGCTTGGTCCCGTACCTAGGTATTTTGGATCAATTTTGAGTTTAATTCTTCTATCAATCTTTGCTAGTGTCGGACGCTGTCCTTCTTCCAAGAACGGCTTACCACCAGGTTTTAAATCAAGTCCAAGTCTTTCTAGTATGCTCGTAGTTCCTGTGATTTCACCTAGTTTTGCAAGACCTTCCATTGCTCCTTGGTTTTGTGTAATGCCCGATGCTTCGCCCAATCCTCCCACAATTCTGCCTGTGAGTGCACCGGCATCAGAAACGAAATTGGAACCCAACTCCTGTCCTTTTTTGAACGCGGTAGTTCCGAACGATGATATAGTTTGCATAAATTCAGCCATGTCTTTTTGGTTCCTTTTGTTACAATTATTTATTGCATTTATTAACTGCGTAGTTTATAATAGTACTTATATCCGGAGAAATTATAATGATTAGACAGAAATATTTAACGAATAAAGACTTGTTGCATGAAATTTGGAAAAGCAAGAACACGTTTTCCTCTTTTCAGGATGAAAAGTACGCTCAATACGATATTATCCTAGCAAGTTTAGACAAAGTAAACAGGCTTACACTAGCACAAGCCAAGCGTAATCAAGCAGAACGCATTGGTAAAGAAGCATACGCACTAGCAAAAGAAAACAAACAAAAAGTAAAACTAGCAGAAGTAACGCCTGATTGGAAAAAGATTGAAAAAACAGACTTAGTTTTTAGAATTATGACATTTGATCATGTTCCTGAAGAACCAGGTCGTAAACGCAAGACCAAAACAACAGCAGATAAACACGCAAAATGCAACTTTCCTCCATTTCAACATTGGAAATATGACGAAAACGACAATTTAATTTGTGTTGGTAAAAGTCATTGGAAAGGCGGAGTACATAACGGGCAGTTTTCTGTTAGTCATGGTCGAATGACAGAAGATTTAGGACGAATGTTTCTAAAACTTGCTGATCGTTACGGTACACGGTCAAACTGGCGTGGTTACACATACAATGACGAGATGAGAGCACAGGCTGTGCTACAACTTTCACAGATCGGTTTGCAGTTTGACGAAAGCAAAAGTTTAAATCCGTTTGCTTACTACACAGCGGCTGTTACAAACTCGTTTACTCGTGTGCTAAACATTGAAAAGAAAAATCAAAACATTCGAGATGATATATTGCAAGAAAACGGATTGAATCCATCCTTTACTAGACAAAATGAAAATGTCTTTAAAGAGGATAAAGAGAAGTTAGCAGAATTTTATAAAACAATGAGAAAGCCAAAAGCGGATTATTAGGTTGACAAACACACGTGGTTGACCTTATAATTTTAATAATTGAGGAAAAGTATGGCTAAAAATTTATTTAAAAAGGCCGCAGTATTCACGGATATTCATTTTGGTCTTAAAAGCAATTCTAAAGTCCATAATGATGATTGTGAACGATTTGTGGATTGGTATATTGAACAAGCAAAAGCAAACGGCTGTGATGTAGGTATTTTCACAGGCGATTGGCATCACAATAGAAGTGCGTTAAACTTAACCACAATGGATGCTAGTTTGCGTTCACTGGAAAAACTAGGCAAGGCTTTTGACAATTTCTATTTCTTTCCAGGTAATCACGATTTATATTATAAAGATAAAAGAGAAATTCATTCTGTAGTATTTGGCAAGCACGTACCGGGTGTTACCGTTGTAAATGAACCTATGGTTATTGACGATGTTGCATTGGTTCCGTGGCTTGTTGGCGAAGAATGGAAAAATGTGGTCAAAATGAAGTGCCGATATATGTTTGGTCACTTTGAACTTCCCCATTTTAAAATGAATGCCATGGTTGAGATGCCAGACACTGGTGAAGTAAAAGCAGATGACTTCAAAAATCAAGAACTGGTATTCACTGGACATTTTCATAAGCGTCAAAACAACAAAAATATACATTACATCGGTAACGCTTTTCCTCACAATTATGCCGATGCATGGGATGACGAACGTGGAATGATGATTTTAGAATGGGGAGGTCAACCACAATATATTGATTGGCCGGATTGTCCAAAATATCGTACGGTAAAATTAAGTAACTTACTTGATAATACTGACAAAATTCTAAAACCAAACAATTTATATCTAAGAGTTACGCTTGATATTGATATTTCCTATGAAGAAGCAAATTTTATTAAGGAAAACTTTTCTAAACAATATGATATTAGAGAAATTAGTTTATTGCCAGACACTGAAGATGCTGATGAAGCACTAACACTAGAAAGAGGCGAAATTGATTTTGAAAGTGTTGATCAAATTGTAACAGATCAAATAACAAAAATTCAAAGTGAACAATATCGTCCTAATATATTGCTAGACATTTACAGGAACTTATAATTTATGTTTAAAATTAAAACCATAACGGTAAAAAACTTCATGAGTGTTGGGAATTCAACACAAGCAGTTGACTTTGACAAAGCACATTTAACACTTGTCCTAGGTGAAAACATGGATTTAGGTGGCGATGATGCTGGATCACGTAATGGTACAGGTAAAACAACAATTATTAATGCATTAAGTTATGCACTTTATGGCGAAGCATTAACAAAAATACGTAGAGAAAATCTTGTAAACAAAACAAATGGTAAAGCAATGCTTGTTACCGTTGAATTTGAAGTTAACGGAAAAACATATCGTATTGAAAGAGGTAGAAAACCTAATATTCTTAAATTTTATGTTGAAGATGTTGAGTCTGTTGCAGATGATGTAGATGAATCACAAGGCGATAGTCGTAAAACACAAGAAGAAATTGAAAAATTATTAAACATGAGTCATACCATGTTCAAACATTTGGTTGCTTTGAACACTTATACAGAACCATTCTTGGCTATGACCCCTAATAATCAACGAGAAATTATTGAACAACTGCTTGGCATTACTATTTTGTCTGAAAAAGCAGATCGTTTAAAAGAACAACAAAAAAATGTAAGAGATGCAATAGCAGAAGAAGATGCAAAAATTAAAGGTATCGAAAGTGCTAACCTTGCTGTTCAAGAAAGTATTAACAATTTAGATATTAAAAGTAAAGCATGGGATGCGAATCAAACAGAAGAAATTGCTAGATTGAGCAAGGCAATATCTAGCCTAATACAAGTTGATATTGAAAAAGAAATTCAAGCACATAAAGACTTAGAAATATGGACAACTTCTAATAACGAACTTACAAACTTACAAAAAGAAAAAGCAAGTTTAGAGTCAAGTCTTTTACGTGCGGATCGTGAAGTTAAAAAATATGAAAAAGAACTAGAAGACATTGGTAGTAAAAAATGTTTTACATGCGGACAAGATCTGCATGATGATGCACACGCGGATTTATTAAAAGAAAAAGAAAACGATGTTAAGGAAAGTAAAACATATTTTGACGGTATTCAACTACAACTAGATGAAGTTGTTAAAAAAATTGACGACATTGGAGATATCAACGGAAAGCCTAAAACATTTTATGATACTGCGGAAGAAGCATTTAATCATAGAAACAATCTAGCAAGTTTAGAGGATCGTAAAAAAGAAAGAGATGAAGATGTTAATCCTTACACTGAACAAATTAAGGAATTAAAAGAAACAGCAATTAAAGAAGTAAGTTGGGACGTTATGAACGATCTAACTAATATGAAAAATCATATGGATTTCTTGTATAAACTGCTTACAAGTAAAGATTCATTTATTCGTAAACGTATTATTGATCAAAACTTGTCGTTCCTTAACAAACGTTTACAATACTACTTAGATCGTACAGGATTACCGCATCAAGTTAAGTTTCAGAACGATTTAACGGTAGAAATTACAGAACTAGGACGTGACTTAGACTTTGATAACCTCAGTAGAGGTGAACGAAATAGACTCATCTTAAGCCTAAGTTGGGCATTTAGAGATGTTTGGGAAAACTTATATCAAAGCATTAATTTGCTGTTTATTGATGAACTTATTGATAGTGGTATGGATACTGCTGGTGTTGAAAGTTCGATTGCTATTCTTAAAAAGATGGCACGTGAACGTCATAAAAATATCTATTTGATTTCACATAAAGAAGAACTAAGTGCTAGGGTTAATAATATACTAAAAGTTGTAAAAGAAAACGGATTTACTAGTTACGAAACCGACACAGAGGTAATTGATGCATAAACCAACAACACACGAATTGCTGGTTCAAGCAATTATGGATTACTACAACATGAACGAACGTTGGGAAGCAAAAGGCTTTGATGAAAACGGACGTAAAGTGCGTTCAATTCTAAGCGATATTAGAAGGCTATGCACACAAAGGCGTTACGAAGTACAGGATAGACGCAAAGATCTCAAGGCAAAAAAGAAGGCAAATCAGAATCAAGACACCGAAAATTAAGGCACGGTAAGTATCACTATGGAGTGGACTTATCAGGGCAAAATTATCAACGAACTTCCAGAAGATTGCGAAGGTTTTGTCTACTTGATTACCAACACTACCAACAATCGCAAATATGTGGGCAAAAAACTAGCGAAGTTTAAGAAAACCCGCCCACCACTTAAAGGCAAAAAAAATAAAAGGCGTTCAAAAGTAGAAAGTGACTGGAGGGACTATTGGGGATCTTCAGATCATTTGATAGCAGACGTACAGGAACTGGGTGAAGACAAATTTACCAGAGAAATACTTTATATTTGCAACAGCAGAGGCTTAATGAGTTATCTAGAGGCTAGAGAACAATTTGAACGCAGGGTATTAGAAACAGACGATTATTATAACGGCATTATCAACGTAAGAGTAGGCAGTTCAAAAATCCTCAAAGAAGCACTTCAAAATCTAGGCAGTACAAACAGCACACAAGGTTAGCGGGCCAGTTTAGTAATACCGCTGAGTAAAAGGTCCCCTGAGAAGGACACTCGTACACGTTAATCGACCCCCATTGGGAGATAAGCCATCAAAAGAATTGGGCCTACTGGTTAGCGTAGATTGAATGCTGTCAATCGAAAACACTATGTTTGAAAAAACTCCTTGCAACGGAACGAGGCGGGAGGTAGCGTAGAAGACCGCGAAGCGGTTTGCGGTAGCAAAGCGATTTGTAAAGCAGATTTTTACGTGATGTTGGTGTAGGTAGGGGAAAGGCCAAAGCCCCACAAACGTGTGTATAAACAAATAACCTACTTCCAAGTCTTGGCTGTGACGAACTCACATGATGTTCAAGATTAGATGGAACCATTTAGTAGGTTCCGTCTGACTGAAACAATCTACATGATGCTAAAAAATTACTTCGTAATTTAAATCACTTAAATATATGCAAAGAAATAAAGGTGTTTGAGCGATAGCGAAAACACAGATGAACGCAGTTCATCTACTAATCAAACTAAATAACGTTACTATGCATATAAATGAATTATCAATCGAAAAAGACGTACAAGAAGCACCATATGGCATTGCTTCGAAAGCCGCTGACACTCTAAAAGGGTTGAACCCATTTAGCAAGGTGGGTCGTGATACCGCTGATAACAAGAGAGCGATCGGCGATTTTATGAATACGATTAACAGAGAATTTGCAACGGATGTTAAGACCAAGGGCGTTACGCCTACCCTTGACATGCTGATTGACTTTTTGGATTCTAAATTTCCACCGGCGGGTGCTACCGCACCGCAACAGGCACAGCCTGCTAAGACGGATGCTCCGGCACAGGATCCTAAAACACAACAAATTAAACAAACGCTGGATAAAGCAATACAATCACAACTGCAACAACTATCTCCCGCTGAAAAGCAGTATCTTATTAAGGGATTGCAGTCAGGTAAAAGCAATGTACCAGCAAATGCTAAACCACCCGTTAAGGATGGACCATTTAATACATCACAAGGAACTGGCAACAATCAGGGAGTTACAAAAACAGCATGAAGATAGATCAACTTACATTTGAAGCGCCGGCTGTTATGCCAACGGTTCCAGGTGCTCCTGCACAGACCATGAAAGCACAACAGGCTAACACGCAACCTGCACAGGATCCTAAAACACAACAGATTAAAACACAGGTGCAAAAAACTGCACAACAACAGCAGGCCAATCCAAATGAATATGTTTGGAAAGGTGCCCAATGGGTAAACAAAGCAACAGGCAAGGTAGCAACACGTGATGTTGCGGCTAAACTGGGCAATCCTAAAATAGACGAACTTATAGCACAGATACTAAATGCAAAACAGCAGGATTTGGTATTGCAATTTTTACAGGGTGCTGAAAAAACACAGCAGGCGGCCAAACAGAAAGTTCCGGCTAACACGCAACCTGTCAAACAGGGAATGTATGAAGCGGATCAATCTCGTGTGAATGCTATCGCTAAAAAATATCAAATTAATATAACGCAGGGGCTTTCAACCAAGGATATTGAACGTGTTGTAAAGGGCGAAGTTACTGACGCTGTCAAGGATGACAGAATTAAAGTAGGACAGGGCAAACCTTCCGCAATGGCACACCTAGGCAAGCAGTTTAAGGCAGGAGCAGATGCTGTTGATGCACCATTTAAAAAAGGCAAGGACATGCTTGATAAGATTGAAAAAGCAGTTGGTAATGATCCAAGTACAGGAAGACCAGACCCGTTGTTCAAAGGCGGTGGAATGGGTGGAGGAAGTTCTTCCGCTGACAAATCAAAAACCAAAAGCGGCATGAGCAGACTGCGTCAGCAGTTGGATATTCGGAATCCCAATCTAGCAATTAGTGGTATGGACAAAATGCAAAAGGGCGAA